GAGACAGAATCAGGAAAGATATTGGCTGTTATGGCTGATTGTTTGATACGTTGCGCTAATTCAGTTTTACAAGGTCTTGATCCCAGGATAGAAAATGAAATGCAGGCATATGAGAGTGAGAAGTTATAAAGGTAAGGGAATTGTATGGGGTTAGGTTTTGACCCTTTATTAATAATGTTAATTACCTTAGTAGTTGTGTATTTATTGTTATGTATGTTGGATTTTTTTTAAAATAAAGGAGAAATAAAGAATGGATTTATATCAAGCATTAGAACAATTAAAAAATGGCGCACGTTTATATCGTGAGGGATGGTTGGTCAAAGATGGGTACATCGTCTTAATGCCTGGTATGAAACATGTTTGGAAAATTGTTCTACAACCTCAGCCCAATGCCGGAAATTACATATTTTCATTTGAAGATTTAGTTGCTAATGATTGGGAACATTTTGTGTCTGCTGAAGAGGTGGTTAGTGATTTAGAAGTCCCAAAAGATGAGACAAAAACTAATTAATACTGCTAAAATTTGATAATTAAATGCCTACTTTTACATAGGAATGTCGATGTCGGTATTTAAGTAAAAATGCAATTTACCCAAGGATGGGGGGATAAGAGCATGGAACAGCTCTCTATTGATGCGCAATACGATATCGACCAAATCAAGGAAATGAATGATGATCTAGCTAATAGGTTATCTGAATCAGGGATAGATGAATCGGCAGTACTACAAAAAGCGCGTGATAATCTTACCATTTGGGATGGTTATTTTAGCGAAAACATAACGCGTGGCAAAGATGATATGAACTTTGTTTTGCGTGATCAATGGACGGCTGTTGAGCGCTCAGAGTTCAATCGGCTATTTAAACCGGCCATGACGTTTAACAAGTTATATGATGTAACGAAGAAAATAGCAGGTGAGCAACGTAAGAACAAGCCAGACCTAATAGTAAGATCATTAACAGGTAGATCAACCCAAGAGCAAATAAATTTACGATCTGATCTAGTACGGACGATATCTTACCAAAGTCAAAACGACTTAATTTACCAAACAGCATTCATGCAAGCCTTAATGATGGGATTTGGGGCGTTTGAGATTAACTTAGAGTTTGAATCATCATTTTCATTTAACCAAGTTATTCGATATGACATCATTCCTGATGCAACGCGCACCTCATTTGATCCTGTTGCTTTAAAGCCTCATAAAGGTGATGGAAACTATTGTTCAAGGCAGTATATTTATACTAAAGAACAATTTTATGCAACCTATCCTCATATAAGTAATCCTGTTTCTTATACTGATCCGCGTTCTCTTTTGGACTTCCAGTGGGAGACAAGAGACACAATCGTTGTGTGTAAATATACTCAAAAAGAATGGTTCCCATTAACTATCCTACAGCTTTCTAATGGAATGGTTGTTACAGAAGACGAATGGAAAGACATGCAAAAGCAAGTACAGATGGTTAAGAATTTAGCTAAAGATGCTGTTGTGGTTGGCGGGATTATATTAAAAGAAATACCAGAAGTGCGTTCTACTCGTAAGACACAAGATTATGTTATCAACCAATACATGATGACTCAAAACCAGATCATAGATTTTACACGATGGCCGTCAAAACATTTGCCTATTATCTTTGTTGACGGTGATTCTCATTTCATTCAGGGCATGCAATATACGCGGTCATTTATACACGAAGCAAAAGATGCTCAGAAATTCTTAAATTATGTCAATTCAGAAGTTGCAGCAGAAATAAAAAACAGAAGACGTGAGCAATGGATTGGTACGCCAGATAACATCTTAGGAAATGAGCAAATGTGGCGCAACCCTGAATTGCAGAATGGAATATTGATTGCAAAGCCTGATCCCAAAACAGGACAAATGCCGACAAAGATGAATGCTTGGGAAATATCACAAGGCCTTTTAATGCAATCTCAACGCGCTGGCCAAGACATAAGAGAGATATTGGGATTCTCAGAGCAAGAGCAGTTAATGGGGCGTGATATGTCTGGGAAGGCGAGACGTGAGCGCAAAATGGAAGGTTCAATGAGTTCTTATGTGTGGTTCGATAACTTGAATCAATCTATTGCCCAAGGCGGGCGTGTTGTATTAGACCTATTGCCTGCCTTAGTTGGTGAAGATGAGAGACATTTTGTTGTTACAAAGCCTGATGGACGAACAGAATCAATAATAGTAAATCAAAAAGTACAGAATGGTGAGAAGGAAGAAACACTTAATACACTTGAAGGCGGTGATTACGATATAGAAATTGATACAGGGCCTTCATTTTCTGTGCAAAAGGACATTGCGCTTGAATTCTTTCAGCAGACAATTGCAGCCAATCCTCAAACCTTTCCTCTCATTGCTGATCTTTGGGCTAAAAATCTTGACATACAATACATGCCGCAGATTGCTGATCGCTTTAAAATGCTCGTACCGCCCCAAGTTATTGCAAAAGAAGAAGGCAAGCAATTACCTCCTCAACCGCCATCACCGCAAGATCAAATGATGCAAATGGAGATGCAAAACCAGAAGGCGCAATTGGTTGAGAGGGCTAGAGAGCTTCAGATTAGACAAGAAAAACATGAATTAGAGAAAATAGAATTAGCTATGAAAGCGAGAGAATTACAAGAAAAATCTCAGTCTGGCAAGCAAAAAAATGCTATTGAATTACATAAGGCTGATCTTTCCTATAGCACAGATTTAGCTCGTATATTGGCTGATTTGCATGGACAAGGTTCAGAGTAATTTAGCAAAGTGTAAAATTACTGGAATTAAAGATGTTGACATTATGTTAATTTATCCCATATTTTATCTAAAATTTATTGTTGTCTATCTGTAATAGAACCTCTATCAGAAAATTGTTCATCAATTGATTTAATAAACTCTTGCTCCCATGGTGACATTTTGCTTTCTCTATTTATACAATCATGAATCATTGATTCAATATCATCCATCCCAATCTCCATTAAATATTCCTTTGTAAGGTTTTCTAGGTAATAAAGTCCACGCAATTACTTTTAATATAGTAGTTTCTTGAATATATGTATATCCTTCGTGAGTTTCAGCATAAAACCCAACTGTATCCAAATCTTCGTCTCCATAAAAACCAGAATAAATATTATCATCAAAAATGCTTTTTCCATCCTCATGAAACTGAACCACATATAACAATACTGAATGGCTTGCAGGAGGTTTAGATATATCAGATGACACCCATTCACTCATACTTCCTTTCTCCTTTAAGCAGCTAAAGCATCTCCAAGATTCATATATAATATTTTTTATTAATTCCGATAATGGTTATTATCGGTAATTTGTCAAATATTAACCAGATATTGCCCTAGTATCTATCAATTGTTAAACTATCATCCTTTATTTAACCATAATTTCAAGTTATACACAGGCAGATTATATTTTATACATTCAATTTGTGGGTTTTGTGGATAAAATAATTCATAATGGCAATTTTTTAATATTCTTTTTTTCAAGTAAATTTATGCTGTTATCTCCAAAAAAAGAAATGTTAGGTTCTTTTCCAGTTAGAATCGCGTATTGCATCTCTGATCTAAGACCGGAAATTATTGTTTCACTAATTTTTGCTAAAGTTGATGCTTGTTGAATATCAATTTTCCCATCTTCCAAATCATCAAATACTTTAATCATTTTCTCCCGAAGACCTTTGATTGTTTTTATCTCTGACATTTTTTCTCCTTAATTTCCTTTTCAATATAATCTGTGCTTTTACAATATCAATCATTTCTTTCGGAAAACTTGCTCCTTTTAGATAATGATAAAATCTATTGTTTTTGCCGCCAGTTCTAATAGTTCTTAATAAATTAATTATGTATGAATCATATAATCTTTCTCGAGATTTAATACCAAAATCTAATCTTTGTCTTGCTTTCATTCTGTGTTTAACAGGATCATTTTCTTTTCTTCTATAATAGGCTTTCATTTGTCTTTTTAACCTGTTAGGGTTGTCTTGTTTACGATAACGCTGTACTCTTTCTCTATCGCTATAAAGCCACTTTTTATACTTTTCACCATTTGGATCAACTTTCTTTTTGCTTTTAATTTTATCTTCATTACTACATAAGCGACATACTCTAGTGCCGCGAGCATCAATCCTTATTTTTGATATAGGTAGATCACCATGTCGAGGGCAAATCTTTTTTAATGTTCCATTATTTAGTTCTTGTAATCTTCCTTCTTTTTTCTTTTGTTGTGCTATTTTTAATTTTTCAGGATTTAACTTTGCCCAGTCGTTTTTGTATCCTTTTTTACAAATTAAACACATGCGAATTTGATTGCCTGACTTTATTTTAAATAGATAAGTATTTTCAATGCCTAGTTCACCGTGTTTTTTGCAGACTTTAATAATATCCATGATTTTTTACTTGTTATCCTTCTTATTATTAAACTTCCTATATAGAAATACAGCCAGTCTCACGCAAAAAGAAGTCAGAACTGAAGTGACAATTGCAACTGCTGCCAATAAAACAAAAATAATAACTGGGTATAAACCTTCACTCATTTATTTATCCTCTTTTTAAGGCAGCAATTTATCTCATAAATAACCGTTACAACCACAGTAATAATAACTACTGGCCAAAAAAATGATATTGTCCCAATAATAGCAATCATAATTTATCTACCTAATTTTAATGGTGATGGAGCAGGAAGCTGTATAAGATTTTCAGCATGAGGAGAATTGTAAAACATAAGACTAGGTGTATTATTTCCCCAATAACTCGGATTATCTCTAGGAAAATAACTAGGGCATTCTTTAACTACTTCCTGGGCATGGGATGTGATTAAGTCAATCATGTTGTCTAGCGCTTTATTCATTAATGTGCCGCCGTAATCTGCAAATGACGAGATCGTATCGCTCAGCCAAGAAAATATAGCATTTGGTTTGGGAGAAGAAGAGCTTGAGGTTTGAACATAGTTAGGTTTTTCTTCTAAATTAGACAATCTATGTAACTGAGAAAATAAATATTGTCGGAATTGATCTAAATTATTAAATCTTCTCCTAATGTCATCTATATTATTTTTCCAACAAATTCCTGCATATTCCTCCCAATAAAAACTTCTTTTATCTGAGTCTAAATAAGCTTTATATCCGGAACTTCCTAAATCTCCAAAAGGACTTGAGTCTTTTATGATGGTTGTACCGCCTGATGTAATAGAATAATCTATATTTTCCATACTATGTTGATTCTCAATAGAATAGATACTTAAGTAATATAAATTTAGATAAGGATTTTGAGGTATTGTAGTTGGTGGTGTAGGTGAGGAATATCCATATATATAATATTTTAATATACGATAAACGTCACCCCATTGTTCATTCCAAGTATTAATGATATTGACATCTGCTTGTATGTTATGAACCCATGGTTTTAGGCCATTAACTATCACATAGGCTAAGTCTTCACTTCGTCCTTGTGATTGTAAGTATTTACGGGCGATTTCTAATGAACCTGGATTATCAAAAGTTATGCATTGTATTCGTCCTCCTGGTTTTTCCATTGACGCAAAGATATTGCTTGCTATAACAGCACCTAATGAATGACCTGTTATATAGATAGGAACCTTTTCAAATGATTCTGAGATGTCTTTGTTATGCCATGTTTTTATTCTATCAATTTCTTGATTAACATATCCTCTAGCTCTTACCATTTGCATAGGAATCTTATTAAAAGCTATTCCAATATCAGCTATTATATTGTAAATATCAGTGGGCACCGTTCCCCTAAATACAATAGCCCATGCTGTTATCTTACCGTCTATTAATTGATATACGAATGATCCCATAAAACCTAAACTATCTTGCCTCGGATCTGAAGTATCA